CCCCGCACGCGCCGGGCACGCCACTTCCACACAGAAATGGAAGAAGTTAAGTCCGGCACGAAACGAGTGAGCTACTCGTCTCCGCACTTTCTATCGAAAGTGATTGGCGCCGTTAGTTCACGACGCACCATCGGCTTTTCAGTGCAAGAGAGCCGAAACTCACTGACGACTCGTAACGGTACCTATCATTATCGATCGACGATGATAGAAACCATTTCGTGAGAGCCGCCCACCCGTCAATACGATCGGGTTTGCGACGTGGTACAACTACTAGGCCCTTTACTAAGGGGCGTTGTAGATTCTTGCACCACTTGGTTACAAGAGGTCTTCCGAAAGGAAACCCCTTATACCCAACACACGCCGTCATATCCGGAATGTCCGGGAACCGTTGTATACTATCAACGGCCGACCGAACACTCTGGGCCGAGCAGTAGAATTCAGCTTTCACAAGCTGATTCGCAAGCTCAACCCAAGATATGATGGACGATACGTCAGATCTATCTTTAGGACGCGGACGTCGAACATAGATGGGAGTAATATCCTGTCCGTCGTAGGCATCCATCCCACAAGACTCTCTGAATTTTCCAATCCAGAAAGACTTGCTGGAGTTGACTTTAAGTCCAACGGACTTAAAGGCATCCAAGATAGATGGTACCATGTAGACGGGAGCGACAATGTCGTCCCCGTATACATACAACCCAGAGCGGTATCGTAAGATATCGCGCTGAGTGCACTGGTGCTTGGCATTCCTACGCATAGCCAAAGTAAGAAGTAAGGTCCAAAAGACCATACTCTCAATTGGGAAGCATAGTGCCGAGCCCATCGACGCAAACTTGTTAAGGATAACCCTAACAGGTTCACCACCGTTCCGAGTCGGAACGATGGCGCTCGTTGAACGACATGCAAAGCAAGCATCACGCAATTGCGGGACGCTGGCAAGCATACGCCAAACGAGGTCTTTATGTACTCGATCAGAAGCATCAGATAAATCGAGAGTGGCAAGTAAGCCATGTTTCGACGATTCCTTTGCTAATGAAGCATTCACTTCTTGCGAAGTGAAGTTGATGAATCCACGAGTTAGTGGATTCCTCTCGAGTGCATCATAGAACGATCTCAGAAGAGCTTGCTGTGTATATTGCATACACGCTGGATCGACGGCGATTATTCTAGGACTCTTTTGCGTTTTAGGAACTTGGACAACCCTGACGGGAGGTTCAAGCTCCGGACTCAGAAGCTCAATGCAATCACAATTCTCAAGGAAACCGAGAATGGACGAATATCCATAATCGGAGACCTCAAAGAAAGGTGAAAGGCGAGTGTGCCAATGTTTCCAAGTATACTTCTGATTAGGAAGTATCTTTTCTGCAACGGCACCCTTACCATGTCTGCAGACTAAATCACCATTAAGTAACGAATACTGAACGGGGGCAAGCACTGCAGACCAGAGACAATCTGACACTATACCAAAATCTCGAATGAGGTCTTGGTCAGAGTTTTGATAGTCTTTGGCAAGAGCTTCGTCTAACTGAGTATATTTCTCGAAAGCGGCAAAGATCCTATCTCCTGAACAAGGAAGTAAGATCTTTTTCCACATCCTGCATACTTGACGTATGCAGCGTATGGACGTGATCGAGGGTTCGCTCAGTAAGACACCAGTACTGTCGAAAACTTGACGGAGCATACCTGAAAAGAGTTTCGGGATTGCTCCCACCTTTCCGAAAGAACGGAAAAGTGAGGCGTCAATGTGACCTTGCTCAAGACTTCTCTCGAAGTCAGAGGCAAAATCACCAAGGGTAATCGTTAAGAACGATAAACCCTCGTTTTCGATACGTCTAGAGATCTGCATAAGATCTCTAGTGGTGGTGGTACCGCACTTGATGCTGCAATCATGCAGCATTGAGCTCAGCAGGGGCATTAGGCTTTTCATAGTTCCTCCAAAGTTAGAGGTTGCTATCCTTAGCTAAATGCCTGGAGAAAAAGGCGTCCGGGGTCACCCCCGGACGCCAAGTCAAGATTGGAGGAGTTCTATAAGCTTTGTAAGGAAACTTACAAAAGCCCTAAGAACGGATTCCATCTTAGCTTTCCCCGCCTACGATTTTCCCGATTCGCGTGACGTCGACGTTTGCAAAAGTTGCAGCGGAAAGGACTCCAAGGAGTTCCTTAACGTGAGCAACAACTGCAGCGTCGGTAGTCAAGCGTTCCGAGCGATCAATGACCAGATAAGCTGTCGTCGTATCTTCCACGTTAGTGGAAGGTACGTACGGATCAGCGACAATGGCATTGGCATCGAGGCGGACAATCGAACGACGTCTACCTTTCGTACTGGTGTGAGAAATGGTCGTCTTATAACGAACAGATCCTACAGTCAGGGCGTAAGTAGACTTGTCGGCTTCACGACCGATGACCGGTTGGTCAGCGGCAGTGATAAACGACGCGTCGATTGTTAATGGATCTCCAAGCATAGCAGCTCCTTCTGAGTTGACGGATTGGGACACTAGGCAAAGTTTTGCCTAGATAAACCCAAAGCCGTTAGTATAGCGAGCTGAGAGGTCGACAGATCCCCCAGCTTGAGTCCGAAGCCGAAAGGCGACGCGGCTATCCGTTCCTTGCGCTCGAGCAACAGTTTTGCTGTTGCGAAAGAACCAGGAACGGTTGCATCCAAATACGTGCCAGACGGGGCATCACGCCCCGAAAAGCCTTCTTTGGGTACATGTGACGAATATGTAGACACCTTCGTTTGGTGCCTCATAACGTACGCATAGTCGATTACCAGATCCCCAATCCCGTTTGCGGAGAGGTTTCTCAAAACGTCACCGACGTTAGAGAACCAGTCCACCAACCAGGACCATGGGATTAACTGGTACAGCATAGCAGGTGTTGGCATTAAACCAAATAGTGCAAGCTTTGCACTATTAGGCCAACAGTCCTCCGACAAATTAGGTATGTAATACCTAAATTGACCTGAGGCCCAGATCTTGTCAGTGATCTGGGTGCTAAGCTGTAGCTTGTGGATAGGATTGATTGGAGATTGATAACCTACTGGATGAGAAGACTCATCCAATGGGGGCGATATCCAAGGCCAACGATGGCCATAAGCAGCTACGTCAGTCGACGTAGACGACTTATCATTCCTAAGGACTATCCTACGCCTAACAGGCCGACCGTTATCTAAATACAATTGAGAAAGAATCTTATCCAGATTCTCCCAAGTGTTATAGAGAGCGCGAAGGTCTGAAAGGAAAGGTAGCCAACCAAACTCAACGTTAAGATATTCTGAGCCTGCAGATCTTAAAGATTTGCACCTCTGGAGTAACTTACCGGGTAAGTGAGGAAGGCCGTCGTGCCAGAGCTCACCAACAGCGACGCCCATGTTTGCCCTCGGTTTCAGAGGGGACATGCGCGCGATGGCGGTAGGCCCATAAGCACTTAGATCGTTGGCGAAGGGCGCATAAATAGCAGCGTTCCTAAGCCAATTAGCA